TCGATAGGAACCCAGCAGCTGCAGTCGAACCTACAGTTTCAGGCGACCAGCGCCGCGGTTCCCGAGCCGGGCTCGCTCGGACTGCTCGCGGCGGCACTCCTCGGCTTCGGCACCGCATACCGCCGCTGGCGCGGCCGGGAAAGAGAATAGGGTTCGCGGCCCGTCGTGTTAGGTTTTCTCGACCGGCTCGGAAGCCTATCGGTCGTTTGCGCGGGTGCGTTTTTATCGTGCATGAATAAAATCCGGCATCATTTTCGGCGGATGACGAACACCGCTGTTTCGTCTCGCCGGGTGACGAATTTGCGGCCTAGCCGCCGACCGTATTTCCACGCCACGGTGCGCACCGTGCCGGTCGGGTCGCCGGTTTCATAGGACAACTCGGTAAGCGGAATGCGCAAAGCTTGTCCGACCTCCAGCGCAAAAATATCGCGGTACTTCCTCGCCCGCGTCTGCACCGCATCGGTGGCCTCGATTATTTCAAAGGGCATCGGTCGTTTGCTCAGGTGGCTTTCCGGTCATGCACGACCGCCGGTACCGGACGACGCGGCAACCGCCTGCACAACATTGATCGCCTTGCCGTGGCCTTCGAGCTCCTCGGGCCAGATCGCAGCACACGCTTCGAGCCCGCCGGTAAAGCCTAGCTCCTCAGCGACCATCCACACCGCATGCTTGTTTGGCACGCGGCCCTCGCGGTCGACCGACATCGACATGTGGCGGCAGGTACCGATCCGGTGCCCGGTCTCGATGCTGAAGGTCACCGCGTAGGCCTCGGGCAGATACACCGTCTGCTTGGTCATCTGGCGCATGTGGACGCGCTTGCCGGCGCGGGTCTGCAGCCGGTCTCTCAGCGTGATCATGTCGACCGGATGGCGAGCGGCAAACTCCCGCAGTCGGCCGAGCTGCCCGCGCTCGATTGGGCCAACGAAAAGAGGCGTGCCGACGGTCGTTTGCTCAGCCACTGCAAAGCTCCTTTGTGCATGCCTCCATGGGCGTCACTCGATCGGCGAAGTGGAAGCAGAGCCCGCATAGGATCATTTCGCCCGCATGGAATGGCTGCGGGTGTTCGCAGCCGAGCGGACAGTGAAGGTGATCTCGTTCGGTCGTTTGCTCAGGTGATTTGTGCACTTGCATCCTCGCGCCGCAGCTTGCGGAGCCGGGTATAGAGGTTCTCGACCGAGATACCTACGGCAGCCGCGGCAGCGGCCCAGGTTGCGCCGCTATCATGCAGAACGCAAAGACAAACTGATAGCGGCGGTGGTGGCGGGATTTTTCGTCATTGCCTCCGTTGCGTTCGCCGTCGGTACCTATCTCGATACTGCAGAACAACGGCGAGTGGTCCGGCTGAGCAAGGCAGCCGATATCCCCTACAACACGGCGGCCTCGCTGCTCGACAGTTGGAGCGACGTCAAAGACCTCACTCCAGAGCAGCAGGAGCAGATGGCGGAGCTGGTCGTCAGACTGTACCGCCAGAAACACCCAGAGTGAAAAACCCCCGGTATCCTCTGGCATACTCCGCACATGACAACCCGTGCGCTGCCGGGCAGGAGTAGCGAGCCCCGGCGCCGGTGCAGCCGAAACGTCCGGAGAAGGGTGACAACCCGTGCGCTGCACGAGGCCGTTGCCCAAGCGGCGTTCCGGGGCCATAACTCCCCCTCTTTTGAAGAGGGCGAGTTCGAAAGGAATGATCTCGAATGAATTGCCACCGCAAATCGCGGCGTGGGTCGATGCGGAGGTCAATCGCTATCGGGAGATGCTGATCGACAGCTGCCGACACTATCCGGTCATTAGCCGAATTATCGACAGCGGCGGTACATTCAGTGATGCCGCTCGAAAGATCAGTCGGACACCGGTAACCGCTGCGCGCGTGTATCGACTAGGAAAAGGTCGCGGCTGGTAGATTTAAGCGGCGCGGAGCGAAAAAAAAGCCGCGCCCTCCCGGAGGAGAGCGCGGCGACAAAGTTCGGGTATGTAGGTTTTACCGGCGCGGCGTCGGCTGTCCGCCTGGATCGATCGGGTGGGTCGGCTCCCCGCCTGGAGCGATCGGATGCGTCGGAACGCCCGGCACTGTCGATGGCGGCAGAATGATTGGGTGGGTCGGCTTTAGATTGACGTCGATCGTGGTCCACCTGTACCCGATTCCCGGGATCCACACAAAGCACATCAGTTGCCCTACCGGCCCGGTCGACACGTAAGGTGGCAGCGGCGGATAGACGCCGCCCGGTGGGATCGGCAGATCGTTGTTCGGGGCGACCGGCAGATAGATCGGGTGCGTCGGGTCGATCGGCACCGGGACGCCATAACCGGGATCAACCGGGCGTGGCGGCTGCGGCCACACCGTCGGCGGCAGCGGCAGACCATAGTCCGGATCGACCGGATAGGTCGGCGGCAGCACGATCGGATGCGATGGCCCTGGCGCGATCGGGTGACTGACAACCGGCGGCAACGGCACGCCCCAGCCGGGATCGACCGGCCCCGGGATGTCGGGCAGCGAATTGTCGATGACCGGCGGCGGACCCCCGGGCGCGATCGGGTGCGTCGGACGCCCCGGTCCGACGATGATCTTCTCCTCGAGATAGCCTTCGACAAACGGCATTGTGTTAGCTCCTTTAAGAAAAAAGCGCGTGACCCCCACGCGCCGATGATTTGGCCCCGACCCAGCGCTTGCGGGGGGTCCGCAAGCGCACTCCCAACCCTCTCGCAGCCGTGGGGCCCCGCGGCTGCAATACTCGCGATTAAACGGTTGTAGAGCGCGGTCGACACCGCCTTCGGCACCATCGGCAGCGGGCTGGCGATCCAAGAGTTGCCTACCTGCATCACCCCGGCCGCCGTCCAGGGCGGCGGCAACACTTTCGGCGCGGGGCGGATAATCAACCAGCCCAATTGCCTGACCAGCGCACCGTCGCCATCGACCCCTGGCGTCCCCGAGCCCACCTCGCTGGGGCTGCTCGGCAGCGCCCTGATCGGATTTGGCGTGCTTTATCGGCGCCGTCGCCTCTAAAGCGCATATCATAGAAGGGCCGCGGCGGGGCCGAGGGTGCTTCTTTGATGGGTTGATAATGTCCGATCTAGGTAAGTCGACCCGGGGTCGGGGCCGCGGTACCTTACCACGTCGCCAGCTCCGAGGCGGCCGTCCATAAGAGGCTCTTCGCCCCGCCCTCGGCCTCAGCCGAGGGCGGTTGCCGCCAACCAATCGCCACGATGCCGACGAGCGAATCGAGCACTGGCGGGACAGCCTGATAGCATCTGCGCTTGATGCCGAGTGCCGCCTCGGCGCGCTCCTCCTCGCCGTCGTCCGGGTCGAGGTCGTGGCATACCGGCCGGCCCTCGATCAGCGCCAGATAGCGCTCTGGATCGCGGATCGCGCCATAGAGGGGGCGTGGGTTCAGCACCGGTTCCCAGGCCGGGTCGGCCCGGCGCAGCCCGTCAAGGTTGGTAATCAGATTATTGCGTAGCGACACCTTGGCGAGCAGCACGATGTCGGCGTTGGTGGCGTCGAGCAGGCGGGCGGCGGTTTTTGGAAAGCGGGCGGGCCGCAGTTGCGGGCTGACCCATCCTTCCAACACCGCCTCGGCGACCTCGGCGCGCTTTTCCCACAGCGTTATGCCGATGATCGCGGCCGCGGCGATGACGACAACCGCTGCGATCTTCCATGGCCGATCGACGTAGCTCAACACCCGGTCGATCAGCCCCAATGTTCCACCGGGCGGCGGCGGGGTGGCGTTCACGGCTGCTCGACAAAGCCTTCGACGACATGAAAACGATCGCCATCATTTACGGGTTTGCCCTGACCGCCGCGAAAGCGGATGGTCCGTTCGCTGACCGGATGCCCACGCCATTGGTCCCAGACCCGCAAACCGTGCCCTAATTCGCTGATAAAAATCGCGGCGTGCGAGCTGCCATCGGTGCGATTGGTATAGAGATCGCCGTCAAAGGTCGCGATCACCGTACCCGGCTCGAGCGCGCTACCTCGGGCCTGGCGCCCGCGCCGCCATCGCGAGGTATGGGGTAGACCCGGTGTGGCGATCTGGCAAAACCGCACGCATTCGCCATTGTCGACCACCCGGCCCCGATGCCGCTCTGGATCATCGCAGCGCCATGCCATTCTCACAGCCCCCTAATGGATCGGCAACGGCACAATACAGGCGAGCAGCGCAAACGCGACAACGATGACCGCAATGATGATCGCCGCCCATAAGACGATCTTCACAACCTGGATCGCAGCCTGTAGCACCCAGGCAAGCTCTGCCGGTGGTGTCGCCAGCGACAGCAAGACACGGATAATCGCAAAAACCGCGACGACGACGACGATCCAGATCAGCAAATGCTCGATCGCTCCGAGTCCAAAACACATAGTTTCGCTCCGCAGCTCAGCCGGGGTTGACGGTCAATGCAGGTTCACCTGGATGCCGCCGGCCGAGGCGCCAAACGTCCCGGTGGTACTGAGCACCAGCCGGTCGCCCGCCGCCAATGCCGTCGTCGTCAGGGTTAGCGGCTGGTCGGTATAGGCCGCCCCGGCGGCGTTGAACGAGCCGGAATGGACCGCCGCCCCGCTGCTGCTGCCGGCCGGATAGCGCAATACCGAGACCGTCGCCGCGGCGCCATTGGCGGCGGTAACGACCCCGGTCAGGCTGTCTATCGTGCGTGCCTGGGCGGCGCGGAACAGCATCGCGTTGGCGGGATTTTGCCCAACCAGCCACGACACCGAGGCAGTCAGCCCAGATGCCGCCCAGGCCAGATCGGCACCAGTGCCGCCGGTCTGGAGCATTTGGCCGGCAATGCCCGGAGCCAGCACCACCCAACCGCCGGCACCGCGAAACATCAGCTGGCCGCGGGTAGCGCCGAGCGTCGCGTCGAACAGATTGGATACCGTGATCGGCAAGGGCGGGCCCAAGGCTCCGGTGGTGTTCGCCAGCAGATCGAGATTGGCGATGTTGGCAAAACCGAGCGTGACCGCACCGCTAGCGCCGCCGCCGCTCAAGCCGGTGCCTGGGTTGACGGCGGTGATCGTGCCGGCGCCGGGCGGCAATGCCCAGGTTGGGTTGGCCGCGCTGCCGTGGGTTTGCAAAAAATCGCCGGCCGGACCGGCCGCCAGCGCCTGCCAGCCGGCAGCACCACGAATCAGGATGTCGCCTTGCGCGCTGCCAAACACCGCGTCGAGCAGCGCCGACAGGGTCTGAAACGTCGGGTTGGCAGTGGCACCGTTGCTGCCGAACACGCCGTGAGCCGCACCCGGTGCCGACGAGGCGATCGGGCCCGTCCCTGCGCCGAGCAGCACCGCATTCGCCGGCAGCGAGGTCAGGCCGGTGCCTCCCTGCGGCACCAGGAATGGCGGCGTGACCGAACCGAGGACGTGCCCGCCGGCCGTCGCGCCGTCCTGCACATGGATCGCCCAAGTCGTGGTGTTGATTACGATTTCGCCGACCGGCCCGGTATAGGCGACCACGTCGGCGTTCGGGCCGCGCAGCATTTGCACTTCGAGCATGTCAGACGGTCCCTAGATCGACGAGGCCGAGAGTAGGCTCGCAGTTGCCGACGCCGCCGCCGAGGTCGAGGTCGAGAGCGCCGAGCACCGGCTGGCCGATCAGCCCGAAATCGGTCGGCGTATTGGCCGTCAGCGCCTGCCAGATCGAGTTCGAGGCCGGGTTGATGCCGGCGCCGGTCGGCGTGTAGCTGTAGGCCGTACAGCTCGACAGGTCTTCATAGCCTTGATTAAAGACATTGAAGGATTGCAATTTGAAATAGAGCTGTTGCCCGACGTACTGTGGTTGCAATGATATCTCCCACACCGATTGATCGAGCCGCAGGAACAGCGCGCCAACCGCGTGCTGGCAGGGTTTGGTGCCGTAGAGACCGCGATACAATGTCGTCAGGTTATAGGCGTTGGCTGCGGTCAAGGTCGCGGTCTGATACGACAGCAGCTCGAAGCCTTCCTGGTTCTGATCGATGACGACGCAGAGCGAGCGCGCGGCCGCGGCGTCTGCCGCGGTCACCGTCTCCAGCTCGCCGTCGCACTCGGCCAGGTTGACCGACAGAACCGAACTGGTGTCCGGATTGCCGCCGGTATAGGTCGGCAAGAGCGCCTGCAATATGCCCTGCCGCGCCGGCCCGGTGATCGTGCCCTGCTTGACGTAGGTCACATTGTCGACCGAGAGGTAGACGTCGGCCCCGCCCCAATTCGGGTCATAGACGCCGCTCGGCCCGCCCGACGCCCCGATGGCGACGTAGGCGCCGCTGCCGCCCTTGGCGACAACCAATGCCGCGGTCGGCTCGAAAATCGCCGGCTGATTGACCGACCCGGCGATCCCGCTGGTGTCGACCGTGTATTGCTTCGAGGATTGACCGGGATAGAGGCTGGGCACGATCCAGCCTGGGGTGAACTGCTCTGCAGTGATCGTCAGATGCGCGTTTTCGTCCTCCTCGATTGCAGTGATCCTCACTGCCGCTTTGTCGAGCCCCAATACCGCATCGGTGATCGTGACGATATCCATCGGTTCGAGGATCGCGTAATCCCACGGCAATTTGAACGTATAGGTATTGCGGACTTGGACATTACGCCGCATGATCAGAGTAGCGGCGGCGTCGGCGTAGCCCCGCCAGGTAAGCTCGTTGGCGCTGACCGACTGCACCCGCATCCCGAACAGCTCTACGGCATTGTCGTCGCGCGCCTCGGCGGTGTTGGTGTTCCATTGGTTGGCGCGGTCCTGATAATCGATCCGCACCGTGTTGTAGACGTCGGCCAGATCCTTGCGGGTGACGGTGACCGGGTCTTCGCTGCCGCTGGCCTGCAAGAAATCGTCGTCGGTCAGATCGAACAGCGGCTTCACATTGGGCTGGTAATATTTGAAGGGAATACCGGCCCCGGCTTCCCAGCCGGGGTTGCCGGACCAACCCGAATCGCCGTAGGGAATGATCTTCAACGTGCTGCCGGTCCATACCGCTGCGGCGCTGGTGACCAAGAGCCAACGCTCCAGGATCGAGCGCGCCGCCTCGGTGCCGTTGAGCACGGTCGAAAAGCCGATCCCGACCGCCTGACACCAGGTCTGGTAAGAGTTGTCGCCCTGCGTCGTCGTCCCGGTCGAGGTAAAGATCGAAGGATCGATCAGCGTGCGCGGAAATCCCGGAACGCCGAACTGCAGATTGGTCAATAGATCGATGATGCACAGGGTCGGGTCGGCATCGGCAAAGCCGGCGTAAAAATCGTTGTTGAGCGGACAGCTGCCGCGCCAATGGCCGCCGATGACAAAGCTATATTGCGGCACGCTGGCGCTCGAATCCAACTCGGCGTCGATCAGCGAGAAATAGCCGGTGTCGGCGTATGCCAGCGACTCGCCGGGATGGCGGCCGGCGATCACCGGGTCGGGCGCCTGGTCTGGAGTGCCGCCGTACCAAGTGCCCGGGAACGTCGTGCCCGGCGGCGGCGGCGGGGTGCCACCCCCGCCGCCTTTCAGCGGCGTGATGATGTTGCGCAACGGCGGCCCGGCGGCACCGATCAGGCCAGTCGGCTGCTGGCCGTAGACATATTGCGACGTATTGATCCAGATCATGATCGGCGGGCCGATCGGCCCTTCACCGATGCCCAGGATCAGCGAGGCATAGTAGTACGAGGTCGTCGTCGAGCTGCCCTTGCCGCCGGTCAACAGTCCTTTGCCGCCGCCGCTGCTGGTCTTGACGTGAACGACCCTGAAGTCGTCCGCCCACAGCAGGTTAGGCGAGACGCGCGGACAGCCATAGATGAGCGGGATCGGGAGATAATTGACTGAAGTTTGAACCTGTAGTCGCGTGTAATCGGGCGGCTTCTTCGGCTGTGGAGTGCCGCTGCCAAAGAGAAAGCCCATCGGTTCAAACCGTGCGAGGCCACAGACTGAAGAATTTCTTTTCAAGCCTCATCAGCAGTCCCGTTCGCTCGCAGTCTTGGATCATCACTTCCTGCGGCCGACGCATGACGTGGATCACATAGGGCCAATCGAGGACGATCGCGCCGTGCGCATAGACGCGCGCCATGCGGAACAGCACGACATCGGCCGGCAATGGCATCCTGGCCGGCGGCGGTGCCACCTCATGCGCCCTCTCGCGGACCGCGGCTAGATACAGCTCCTCGGCCTGATGCACCGCCCACTGCTCGGGGAATGGCCTGGGATCGACCGGCGCGATCATTCCGGCGTCAACAAAGGCGCGGATCAGCAGCATGACGCAATCGACCCCGGCGCCCTTGACATCGGCGGCCGAGCGATAGGGCGTGCCGAGCCAACTCTTCGCTTCAGCGACGAGCCGTGCGCGCTCCTCGGTCTCGCTCATATCCCGAAGACTACCGGCGGCACAAACGGAAAGCCGCGGAAATGCTGCAGGTTGTTGAACTTGTGCTGGCATGCGTTCATGGTCTTTCCGCAGCCGGCATAGGCGATGAAATTGTCGCCCGTCTGCGGCAACGACTCGAGCCCCAGCACTCCCAGGCCGTTGCTGTCATTGCCGACGATATAAATCTGCTCACCCGCCAATACGCCGGAGGTAAACCGCATGCGGCCTTGCTCATAAAAAGGCCGGCCGTCGCCGCCGGTCACGTTCGGCACGCCGCCGGCCCATTGGATAAAGGTCGAGCTGGCCGTTCCGACGCTGCCGTGAGTCCCCCAACTCTCCTTGATCATCGTGCAGCCCTGGTCGAACAACGTCCAGTTGCAGCCGTTCGCATAGACATTGCGCGGCATGTCGATGTTGAGCAGGACCAGCGGGCTTTTGACCTTGAGCTCGACAAAGGTGCGGCCGATCTTGGTGATGTCGCTGATCCGGCCATAGAATAGGCGGGTCACCTGGATCGGATCTGCCCCGTCTACATCGTTGAACACATTGCCGCTGATCACCCGCCACACCGCGCGGTCGCGGGTCAGCCACGCGCCGTCCAGCAGCCCGTCGACCATCGCCTGCAGAAAGTTGGCGCCGTGCAATGTGTCGCTCGGCAATGCGGAGATCTTGACATCCTGCTCGTCGACCTCCAATCCGACGGCGATCTTCAGCTTCATCCCTTCGAAGCGCAGGGTCTGCGATTTGTAGGACTGACCGTTGACGATGACATCGATATCAAAATCGGTGAAATAATCGCTGGGCCCGGTGGCCAAGGTGACAGTGTAGAGGTCGGCGATGATCGAGCGTTGCTGCTGCCGGATCATCGTTAAATATTCGGTCGAGACCGGCTTCATTTGGCGAACGGGTCGGGGAGTGCGACATCCGGGAAAGTCGGCTGATAAGCGTTCGCCTTCGCGACGATCGCCTCGGCCTCCTCTTTCGGATAACGCCCGGCGATGCGCAGCGAGTTCGTGTATCCCTTCTCGGGAAGCAGCCAGGCGCAATGCTGCTCGCTCCAGATCACATAGTTCATGGCTTCACGCTGCTAAATTTGCACGTCGGATAGGCCCAGATGTTCTTGAAGAATTGCTCGTAATTCTGCACGTCATCGTCAAACCGGCAGCGGTAATAGAACGAGACATCGCCGGTGACGACGTCGCCGGCCTGCACTGCGCTGATGAAGACCACCGAGGTGATGCCCCAGCTGTAATAGCTCGGCGGTATCAAGCTGCCGTTGATATAGACCGCCGTCAGATCGAAGACCGCACCCGGCGGCGCAAAGAATGTCGGCAATTGGCTCTGACCCGAGGGGTAATTGATATAAAAGAAGAATTCTTTCCCCTTGCCGTCGCCGGTGCCCATCCGGGTTGCCAGCCGTGTCGAATCGTCGGGATCGGCAAAATAGAATTCGCCGTAGCCGCCGAGACACGTCAAAAACAACGACGAGATCAGCTCGAGCTCGCGGTAGGGCGAGTTCGGCTGATAGATCGGGTCATTCTGCGTCTCTTCCCGCAGCACCTGGTAGGTCAGCTCGAATTGCCAGGTCGGATAGGATTGCCGCGCCGCCCGCCGCTCGCGCCCGGAGACGCTGAGCGCAGTAGTCGCGGGCGGCCAGACCGGCGATTTCTTGACCGACCAGCCAACTGTCGGCATCGCCGGAAACACCGGCGTCGGAACCGGGAAATTGATATAGCTCATGGCGCTCCGTCGGTGATGTCGAACACTGGCTGACCGGCGCGCAGGATCTTGCGGCGCTGACCGACGATGATCGTCACCGTGCCGCCGCGCCGCAGCAGATCGTCGATCTTGGCGCGGATCGCCGGCTTGCGCCAGGCCGCGGGACGGTGTGGCAAAACATGGACAAAGACCTCGCGCGGGCCCGCATCGCTCGAGCCCATGAACATGACGCCGCAGCGGTCGGGGCGCAGCTCGGGCGCCATCTCCTGACCGGGCCGGTTCTGCGAACGCAGCCAATAGCAGGAAAAGCTGCGGCAGGCCTCCGGGCGCGAATCGTAGATCGAGCAGCCGCCTTGGCCCGGCCGGCAGTGCGGGCACCACTGGCCATAGGGCTTGTTGAGCGGCTCGTCGATCGATAACAGAAAGCAGCAGGCCGAGCACTCGCCGCAGCCCTGCGCCGGACTTCGATCCGGGGTCAGCATGGTCCCAGCACACTGCGAAACTTGAGCGACTTCATCTGCCAGAAACCCTTATAAAATTGCTCGTACAGCTGCGTGTCCTCGGTGAACCGGCACAGGTAGAAAAAGCTGAAATCGGCGGTGATCGTCACTCCGGGCGGCGGCGGCGGGTTAAAAGTCAATACGCTGCCACTCCATGAAAACATGAAATTGCCCTGGGCGACGCCATCGAAATAAACTTTCGAAATCGCGTTGACGCCGCCGACCGGCTCGACAAAGGCGGTCGGGCCATATCCCCAGGTGCGCACGACCGGAAAATCGACCTGCCGACCGTCGCCGGTTCCGAGGTATTGACCGGCACGCGAGTTGTCGCTCGGATCGTCGTAGTAGAACAGGCCCCATTGACCGTAAGTGTCCAGAAACAACCCGCATAGTTTTTCAAACTCGGTAAAGCCGTTCATCGGCTGGTAGGGTTGCCCGTTCCAGCTCTGGTCGCGCAATACCTCGAAAGTCAGCTCGAATTCCCAGAACGGCAGCATCTGCTGTGCGGCGCGTGACATGCGGCTGGTATGCTTGGCGGTCTGCGCGATGGTCGCGAATTTCGGGCTCTTCTTGACCGGAAAGCCAAACGGCACGTCGGGAAACAGGCCGATCGGACAGTCGAGCTGGTCAATGCCGAGAGGGCTGACGACCGCCGCCCCGACCAGCTTCGCCACCGAGTGTACGCCGGTCGGCGCGGTGATGACGGTGGCGCCGATCAGCTTGGGGACGCTCAGCTGCCCGCTTGGCGCGGTGACGACGGTGGCACCGATCAGCTTGGAGACGCTGAGCATCGCGGTGGCCGGCAGCCGCAGAAAGCGGCCAAAGCTGGCCGCCGTGATTGTGCCGGCGACCGGCATCGCAGCTCTGCCGTCGGCCCTGCCCGAGGCTGCCGCAGCGGCGCGACCGGACAACGCCAGGCCCTGTGTCCCCGCAGCGAGCCGGCCCTGGCTAATAGCGCCGATCCGCCCGGCGATTCCGAGCTGGCCGCCAGCGCCGACGCGCGCCTTGCTCTGAGCCCCGATCCTACCGCTTAGTGCAACCGACCCCGGCCCGAGAACCGCGTAAGTGACGAGCTTGGAAGCGTCGAGCGCCGGCGTTCGCAGGACGGCATAAGTGACGAGCTTGGAGGCGTTGACCGCCGTCCCCTGGAGGACGGCATAGGTGACGAGTTTGGAGCTATCCACACCGAGCGCCCCTCGTCTTTACGTCTGCGATTCGATCCCGCTCAAGTCAGAGACTTAATCCCATACTGAATGCCGGTTGTCAGGTCAGCGGTGATCCACGCAGCCGAGGTTGCGGGGTTGGTCGGCCAGGAATAATTGCTAAAATTGCCGAATGACGTAACCGGCGCATTCGAGGCGCCAGCAGCATAATCGGTGGCGCTTACCCGCAATTGCCAATCGAAGTGCTGCGGGCCTGTGGCGCCGCGCTCGACGCGAGCCTCCTGGACGACCGCCTTGACGTTCCAGGTGCCCGCCGGCACTGCAGTCGGCGCGGTCCATTCCGACAACGCATTGGCGGTCGCGGTCGTGATCAAGGTGCTGTCGTTGATTACGGCCTTATTGATATTGGCGAGCGTGTTCGGGGTCCATGACTGAGTGGCGCCGGCGGCTTGCGGAGTCATCGTCCACAACGCCATGCCCGTGGTATCCTCGTCGGCGATGATCATTTCCGACCACACAGTCCGCTGATTACCGTTAAAGCCGGCGCCGGAAAACTCGACTTGATCGAGCTGGGTCGCGGCATCGGTGCGCGGATCGCCCGAATAGTTGATCACCAGCGTTCCCGCCAAGTAGAGCTGCACGCCACCCGAAGCGGAATAGTCAACCTTCAAATCGAGCTGGGTAATGGTGTTGAGCGTAAACACACCGGTCGCGGTCGCGAGATCGGTGAACGCGCCCGCAGCATTGCGGCTCGAAACTTTGAAAGTTCCCGCCGTGCCTGTCTGCCGCAGAACAATCCGGCTGACGCCATCGGGCGAGCGCAGCAGCAAAGTCTGCTGGTTGTTCGTCGTGGTGACGTCGGTGGCATTGAAGAACTGAGCGTGCACCCAGACGAGGTTGCCGGCGGTAAAGATCGGCGTCTGAAAACGATTGGCAGGGGGGTCGGCAACGATCGTGCCGTTATTGGCGCCGACCCCGCAAGCGGTCGAGCGCGCGTAGCCGGAGCGCGAGCAACCGGCCGGAGTCGTCGCGCCGACAGCGGCGCCGATCAGCGTGAAACCGGTATCCTCCCCAGAGGCGAACAGGATCGTCATCTCAGGCGCTGGTAATTGTCAGCGCGGCCGCCGCAAATGACGGCTGTACGCCGGACGGAATGGCCTGGGCGTTGACCTTGCGCACCATGCCGTCACCGGTCGCGGAGGTATTGACTGCGGTCCCGGCGCTGGTCACCGTGAGCGTATCGGCGGTCGGGCCGACGACGGCGAGTAGGCCGGCCAGGCTGCCGGCGCTGACCGTCGGCGCCACGCCGCCATATTCGGTCGAAAAGACGATATTGTCGGCGGCGGCATAGCCGTGCGCATGGCTGGTGAAGACGCCCGGCGAGGCGGCCGAAACCGTGGCCGGCAGCCAGGCGAAATTGCCGAAATAATCCCAAGCGAGGAGATTGCCGCCGGTCGGCGCGTCGTAAAGCCCAAATGCGATGATCGTGCCCCAGCTCGCCGTCGCGGTCGGAAACACCAACGGGTTGGCGTTAGTGATCAAGCTCGGTGCCGAGCCCGAGGCCGCATTCCAATCGCCCGTTGCAGTCGAGACCCGCGCATAGGCGCCACCGGAGACTTCGGTGAAACCGGTTCCGGCATCAGTGCCAACGGCGGTGAACAGCGCGACGTAGGCGGTCGGCATCGCGAACAATGCCGACTTGCCGGTGATATGATTGAGAATGCCCTGCGCGGTGCGGTCGCTAAACCCGGTCATGGCGCGCTCTGCATTCCGATGTTGAACGGCGGCGAGATCAGATCGTGCAAGGTCCACGGCAGGCCGGTGACCGGGTTGCCCTGCCAGATCGCCCCGGGGCCGTTGTTGAACCCTGCGCCGGGCGCAGCCATGAGCGAGCCGGTGTCGACGCTGTTGGTGCGTAACACCAGATCGAGGTTCTGCGGGCCGCCGGGCAACGCCGCCGCCCGGGCGCTGAGCATCACCGAGCGGACCGCACCCTGGGTCACCGGCAAGGGTGCCACCGTGTATTGCTGGAGCTGGCCGGCAGTACCCGACGAATTGACGGTGCCGTCGTTGAAGACGATCTCGTTGACATCGCTGACGGCACCCGCATCCCAGTTGTCGGTATTGCCGTTGGCCAATGGCGCCAAGGTGGCGACACCGATGATGCTGCGGGTATCGACATCGGACCACAGCATCTCCGAGCACCATATTTGCGCATACGGGCCGATCTGAAACCCGGTCAGCGTGGCGACGCCATCGGTCGTCACATCGCCGTCGAACGAGGCCAGCATGTCGCTGTCGGCCCAGACCCGGATCGAGCCGCTCGTCGAATAGTTGACGTAGATGTCGATTTTTTGTACCGCCGACTGACCGATCGGACCGGTAAACGTCGTCAGATACGTCCGGTTGCCGGCGGCGTCGATCTTCCAGATCTGCCAGACAGCATTAGCGATTCCAGTCGGCGGGCCGACCCAGATCTCCAGGCGCGGCACATCCCCGGCCGACAAAAACGACATGAACGGATAGGCAGCAGTAGTGTCCATTAGCGAATAAATCCGCGCCGTCCACCACCAGGCGCCGGCGACCGCCAATCCCCAGTATGACGGCACGCGCCAATAAGAGGCTCGGCCAAAGCCGCCGGGAAGGCCACAGGCGAGCGCGCAGCGCGCCCACGCGGGACGATACAGGGCTCCTCCCGCATTTACTTCCGGCGTGCCGATCGGGCTGAAATTGATGTCTTCGACGCCAACAAAGAAATCGGTCATGCCGGTGCCCAGCCGTTGCGAATCAGGTTGCTCGCGTGGCTCATCAGCACATCGCCATGACTGCGCAGCAAGCCCTCGAATTGCGAGCGGGTAATCGCCGAGCCGCCGTTGATGTTGATCGTCGGCGCGTGCGTCAGGTTGGCCGCGTAGTTGCCGGCGCCGAGCCCGCCGCGGGCCACCGCGCCCTGCACGCCTTCCGACAGGTTGCGCGGCAAGACCATCTCGCCGGCATGGGCGAAGATCATCTGGCCGCCCATACCGCCGAGCAACGCGCCATGTTGCGCCGAGCCGACAATGCCGCCCTTCTCGAACAGCATCCCAATCAACGGCAGCATCTTGAGAATGCCGCCGATCCCGCCTGCCGCAGCGCCGCCGCCTTGCGCCGCGGAATTGGTGGCGGTGGCAGCGGTGTTGACCGACGTCGCGGCACTGTTGAGCGTGGTGGCGGCAGTGTTGACGCCGCGAATGGTGCTGTCGCCGGTGGTCGCGGCGGCGCTGCCGGTGGTCGCGGCCGTGTCGGTCGTGGTTGCTGCCGTGTTGCCGGTGGTCGCCGCGGTATTGGCGGTCGTCGATGCGCCATGCCCGGTCAAGGCCGAGGTCGCGCTGGTCGCCGCCGTCGCCAGGGTCTGCAATGCCGTAGCGGCAGTGGTGGCGGCGGTCGCCTCGGTGGTCTTGCCGGCGCCGCCGACGCCGCCTGAGAGCAACGTGCCGCCAAAGAACTTGCCGATCACGCTCTCGCCGAAGCCGCCGCCTTCCATCATTTTGCTGAACGCGTTCTGGATATTCTTGAGCAGCGGCCCGGTGACCAATTCCTGGAACACCTTCTGCATGACTTGCTGCGCGGTCTGCGAGCGATTGATCATGTTGTCGAAGATCGTGCCCATCGCGGCATTCATCGGCGCGACCGCCTTGTCGGTTTCGGCCTTCATCTGCTGCATCGCCTGGTCGTGCGCCTTGACCATCGCGTCATCGGTCTTCTGGTTCTCTTGGCGCATCCGGTTGCCGACCTCGACGGCGAGCGACTCGCGCCCCTGCGCGAGCGTTTGCTCGTCGGCCAGGATCTTGTCGACCGCGGCCTTGTGCGCGGCGATGATCCTCTCCTCATTGGCCATCATCGCCCCGGCGGTTTCGTCGCCGAGCTTCTGCCGGCGCTGTTCGTGCTGCAGCGCGACCGCCATCTCCTGGTCCAACTCCCGGCGCCGTTCCTCGAGCACCTTGAGCGCCGAGGCGATGCGCTGGTCGTCGGCCTTGTTCTGTGCCAGCACGACCTGGGTCTGCGCCCTGGTGACGTCGGTGGCGTAATCCTCGTTGATCTTAGCGCCCTTGGCGCGGAACTCCTCCTCGGCGGCGGCGCGCTGCTGGGCGAATTCCCTAGCCTTGTCAGCTTTGCGCTGCTCGATCTCGACAACCGCGGCAGCGTTCTGCCCAGCCTTGGCTCTTTCGAGGTCGAATTGGGCGTTGGCTGCCTGTTCGGCCTTGCTGATGCCCTCGATCTTCTGACGGTATTCCTCGTCGGCGATCTTGATCCGCTGCCTGGCCGCCTCGGTCTCGGCGCGGGTCACGTCGGTAGCGAATTGCTTCTCGCGGGTGACGCCCTTGGCGGCGAACTCGGCGTTGGCCTCGTCGCGCTGCTGGGCGTAGACGCGGGTCGCCTCGACCTTCTTCTGCTCCAGCGCCAGCACCTGGTCGGTATTGTGCCCGGCCTCGGCGATCTCCTTGTCCAAGCCGGCCTTGACCGCGTTCTCCTCGTCAGTGATCGCCTTGATGCGCGCGGTATAGGCCTTTTGCACGCCCTTCTCGATCTCCGGCGCCTCGGTTCTGCCCTCTGCCCCGGTCGGCGCGACTGCGGCCCCGGCGACCTGCGGCAAAAACTTGGTCTGGCGGCGCTCGACCTCGGCGGCCATTGCCGGGGTGCCGGGGGTGGCCGGGATCTCGACCTTCTCGGTCATGATCTTGAGCGCCTCGGCAGCGCTGGTCGCCTTGTTGAATTCCGGCGCCATCTTATCGATTTCTTTAAGGATAAAATCGATCTGGACCTTCCAGTCCTTGAAATCGCCGCCGATCGACTTGGCGTATTCCTGCAATGCTGCAAAGCGCGTCGCATCCCACTGGAAGAGGCCCTGATGCGCGCCGCCGTAACTCATGTCCGCGCCGAGCGACGACTCGGCCTGCGCCGAGGCCAGAATAGCCGCCTGCTGCGGACCACCGACGCCTTTGGCTGCCAGATATTTGGCCATCTCACCGGCACGCGCGGCCGGCTCGCCGGTCAGCGGCGCGCCGGGGATGCGCGCAGTCGCGCCGGCCCCCGCTTCGGCCTGCTCTTCGAGCGCCGTCTTCAGGCCGAGCACGTGGCGGCTCGCCGCCGTCAGCACCTCGAACAGCTTGCTCATCGTCGGCAGGACAGTATCGAGGATCGGGCTGACGATGCCCTCCTCCCACGCGATCTTGAGGCCGCGCAGCGCGCCCTCGAACTCCTTGATGTTGCGCTCGGTCGTGGCGAACGTCTCGTTGGTGCCCGACACCGCGGTCTGCATGCTGATCACCGCCTGACGATTGGCGGCATATTCCTCGTCAGTCTGCTTGAGGATCGGGACAATCGCGGCGAACGAGCGCCCCAGCAATTGGTTGAAGTCGGCGGCACGCTTACCGTCGTTGATGTAGTTGCTGAAGCGCTGGCGCAGCAGATCGAGCAGTTGCGCCGGATTTTTGAGCCCCTCCTCCAGATCCTGCTCGGAGATCTGCATCGCGCGGAACGCCTGCGCGACATTGCCGGCCGGGTCGCCGAGCGCGGCTTCGGCCTGCTTCGAGACCAGGATCATGCCGCGGACCATCGTCTCGACATCGCCGCCGGCCAATTTGACGACCTCGTCGAGTTCCCGCAGTTTGTCGGCCGGGATGCCGACCGCCTCGGAGATATTCGACAATTTCTCGGCCTGCTCGCCGAGTTGATTGAAGCTCTCGATTAGCTTGGTGACGGCAAAGGTGGCGGCGCCGATCCCGACGGCGATGGCGGCCCCCTCGGGGCCGAGCGCGCCGAGCGCGCGGCCGACGACGCCGAGTTCGCCGCCGATCTCGGCGACCGAGGCGCCGGCCGACTTCATCATGCCGGTCAGATTGCCGGCGCCGCCGCCGGCCTGGCCCACCTTCGCCAATTCCTCGGTGAAGGCGCGCCAGCCCGAGACATCCGGCGGCTTCAGATTGCCCAGCTCGCTTTTCAGCTTCGAGGCCTCGGCGCTCGCCTTGTTCAACGCCGTCGATTGCCGTTCGAGCTCCTGCGTCAGTCCGGCGCGCATATCGTTGCCGGCGCTGCGCAGATCGTTGGCGAGCTTGCGGACCTCGGCGCTGTAGGCGCGCACGTCGGCCTGGGCAATCGCCAGTTGGGCGCGGACCTGGGTGGTGTCGGCAGTGACCGAGATCGACAGGTTATCGGCCATCGTTCCTCCGGGTGCGCAAAATCAAGTTTTTGGCCGGGATCGACAAGTTCGCAACGAGCCGGCGCGCTATGTACGGGAGCGCGCGGCTAGGCCCGTACACCGAACGCCCGGAACCTGCACCGGGTTGCCGCGCTCTCGTCACTTGCAGGCGACCTAGACAGGAGGGTCTTTTCTAATGCGGTTCATCATCAAGGCCGGAATTGCCGTTGGCGGCATCGTGGCGCTCGGTTCGGTGCTGGGCGACCGCCATCAGCCAGTCCAACCCGCTGCGCCACTGATTGCTGCGCGAGCAGCTGAGCCCGATCAAAATAATATCGCCGCTTGTGTCCGGCTATTGAAGAATTCGGGAGAAATGCCCAGCGATGCTAATCTACCGCGCGGCTGTGCCCGGTTTGTCGGACTGGGCATGGTTTTCAATCCGCAACCGGGCGTGCTGAAAAGCGCGGCAACGGAATTGACCAATTGTGGAAAATTATTTGGCATCATGGAACGCGCCAACCCATCGCTGGGAAAACTTAGCGATAGCTGTGTCATGCTCGCCATAGCCAGCGTTCATTTTCCGGACATGAAGTGATCAGATCCGCCGCGTCTCGCCCGGGCGCACCTCTTTATCTATCCCGTCATCTGCGCCAGCTCAGCCAGCGTCACGCGCTGCGGTTCGCTGCTGCCGGGCGGCTTATAGCCGAGATAGCCGGCAACGAGGAAATCGGCCGGCGGGTGCTGCCGCCAGTAGTCTTGCAAGGCGCGGTAGCGCCGGAACGTCATTGTCCGCTCGATGTCTCCCCATTTGTCGACGGTGGCGCAGCCGCGGGCGATGAGTTCGGCGACGAGTCGGTCGAAGTCGATGTCGAAGAGCCGCTCGCCGCCAGCACTTCCCCCCGCTGGGCGATCCCCGAGAGGCGCAGCAGTTCGAGCAAGAACGTACCCATCCCCATTGCTTCGCGCAGCGACAGACGCTCCTCGATCTCCTCGAAGGTCAGCTCCGGCCGCGTGCTTTCGAGCGCAATGGCCAGGATCTTGAGCGTGCCCTCGCGGTCCTCCACCCAATCGATCGCCGCCCCGGCGGCCTCCATGATCGGGCGGGCGCGCTTAAACGCGGCCCAGCTCAGCTCGGGCACCTCGACCGTCTCGCCGCCGATCGTCGTCGCGATCGAGTCCGGCAGGCGCAGCGGCTTGGGGTCGAGGCCGTTGGCGGATTTGGCTTCGGCCGCGCGCTTAGCCTCGAGCGTCGCCAGCAGCTTGAGATCCTCGGCCGGCACGCCGGGCGGGCCGTCCTTGCGAACGATGCCGTCGAAGCCGTCGCTCATGGAATGATCGTCGTCGTTAGCGTGCCGACATTGCCGGCAGCGTCGGCTTGCGCCTGAAAATCGAGATCCGAGATGACGAAGTCGTCGATCCGGGTCGGCAAGTTGAACGATGTCGCCACGCAGGCGTTGAGTTCCAACACCGTCTGCTTGGTCTGGAAGGTCATAGTAAAGACCGATTTGAAGACCGGGGTGGTGCCCATAAATAGATTAAACAGGCTAACCTGGCGGTTCGGCGCGGTCGCGGCCAGCGTGTAGCGATAATCCACCAGCACCGTCTTGCCTTCGTCGCCGACGGAGAACGAATAAGTGCCGGTCGCCGGGTCGAAATGGTATTGCCCGGTGGTGGTCGGCGGGCTCGTCGCAGTGTAAATAAACTGGCGCCCGGTCGTGCCGTCCCAGGCCCCGAGGTCTTCGAGCGGCACCAATGTCGCGTTCGTTACGACAAAGGTATAGGGGGTCGTGGCCGGGATTGCGTGCGATTCGGCAAACGCGGTCGCCAGGCCGCCCGTCACCGAGTTCTGACCAAAGAAAAAGTCGTTATAGGTGTCGGCATTGATCTCGGCGAATTTAGCCTTGCCGGTAATCTTGGTTTTGCCGCGCGCGACGGCCACCGGATACTGAAATTGACCGAACAATTCCTTGGCGTCGCCGGCAAACGCTAGCGCCACGTCCTGCATGATGCCGAGCCGCCGCGGCGTCGCGACGGCGATGTCGGTGCGGATGCCATATAGCAGGCCGCTGCCAAAGCCGACCTGAACTAATGCCATTTCAATCCTCCTATGATTACGGGTCCACCGGGCCGCCGACCAGGATGCGAACCGGAATTACTGCTTTGGCCTGCTGGTCGAGATCGCCGGGGTCTTTCATCAGCCGGCCTTCGATCCAGGCGTGCGTGCACAGTCCGCCCAGCGTCTGCGTCTGATAGGGCCAGACCGGCTCCAGCGAGGCCTCGACCGCGTCAACCAGCGGGTCTAGGCTGGCTGTCGGGATGCCGTTCGGGTCTTTGCCCGCATTGGAATAAATCCAAATCTCGGCTTCGAGGGTTGCCCGTGCCAGGCCATGCGGGCGCGGCGGGTATTCCTCGTCTACGTCGCGCACAAACATTGCCGGCTGCTCGGTAACCTGACTCCATGGCCGCAGCCGCCGGCCGGCCGTGCGAAAACCGGAGCGCAGCGGCACGGCAATGCCGCTGGCAGTCGCCGGATGGGTCAAGGTGAGCTGGCTCGCCCCGTCGATCGTCGCGATTGCCGCCAACGGCGCAATGCCGAGGCCGATCACCGGAAAGCCGGCGCGCAGGTTAGCCAGGCTGGAGACGTTGTGCAGTACCGCGCTGCCGGCCGCGGTATCGGCGGCGAAGCTCGCCGCAATCGCACGCTGGGCGAGCGCGAAGAGCGCGCTGTAAATCGCCTCGCGGCCCTGCGGCGCCGCGCTCTGACCGTTGCCGCTCATGCCCCTTCGACCGCTTCGCGCAGCTCGGTCAGGATCTGATCGCGCATCTCGTCGATCGGTCCGCGCAGAAAGCGCTGCTCGGCAATGTTGGCGCGGCGCACATAAGCCCTGACCAGTTGCTCGGTCGGCGCAATCGCATGCAGGAAGACATGGTCGAGGGTGCGGCTGTAGGCTTTGACCGCGATGCTCTTGTGGGCGCCGTATTCGAGCGCCGCGGCCTTGCCGGCCTCGACCCCGGCCTGCGCCCCCTTGGGCACGCGGATCGCCACCGTGCCCTTTACGAAATTCGGGCCCGAGCTGACATAGGCGGTCGTTTCGCCGCGCAATTTGCCGGTCTTTATCGGCTCGGCCGCCTCGACCCGCGCGAGCAGGCGCTGGGTGATCGAGTCCATCGCCGCGGCCAGCCTTTGCCGGGCGCGCTCGGGAAATTCCTCGAAGCGCAGCCCGACCCGCCGATCGCCTTCGAGCTGCAAGCCGAATTCGTCCATCGCCGATTCCCGAAAAAAGCGCGGCGCCCGTAAAGGCGCCGCTAGTCTGGGAGGAAAAGGGCCTTGGGCGGCCCAGGAAGGGCCTTCTCGCGAGTTGGCAGGCCCTTGGCCGTCGAGGATCGGCAGCGCTACACGCGGCCGCCGGAGAGATTTTCTAGGCGAGCACCACCGGCACCCGGTAATTGTCGAGCAGCCCGCCGATCTCCTCGGGCATCGCGCCGGATTTCGGCGGCCCGCCGACCCAATAAGTCATAATGCCAAGGCCCGGCTGCTCGATCGCCTTTAGGTACGGGTCGCGGCCGCGCGAGCGGTAGCGGCTGGTTAGCAGCAGCAGGCAGGCCTCTTCGACCGGGCTGGGGACCTGAGCATAACCGGCCTGGTAGGTCGTCGTGATCGGCAACGCCTCCCAGGTCATCTGCAAGCCGGTAAACGGGTTCAGCCGGTACAGAAAGGCATGCGCCGGGTCGATCGTGTAATCGCGGCCATAAACCAGCGGCTGCGCGGTAAACCCGTCGATCGCCTGCGTCAACGTAAAGCTGAACAGCATCGTCGCCCCGGCCAGGATCGGCGCCGTGATCGGCTGCGACAGGGTAACCGAGCTATTCGCTACAAAGCTCGCGACATTGGTGTTCATCGCCAGGCCGAGGCCGGCGACCGACATACCGATCGCGACCCCGGCGGTCGAGGCGAACGGCAGGACATTGCCGCTGGCCACGGCGGCGGCGACCGGCAGCGCGAACAGCCCGGTCAGCGGCCAGCGCGCCAGTATCAGCGTCCGCAGCGTTCCAGGCGTCTGATACGGGTACGGATCTTGCTCGATATAATCGATCTCGGAGATGCCCTCGATCTGAAACACCCGGTTGCAATATTGCGAGATCGCCCGCGAGGTCTGGCTGATCGCGCGCGCCAGCCAGGCGTCGTCGTTGACATTGTCGGCGCCGATCGACAGCTCCTGCTTGACCAGGTCGAGGCTCACCAGGTCATACTGCTGCCCGCCGGCAGGAGGAGGCGCAGGCGCCGTTACGGTGACGATGCGAGCGACGCTCATGTTAGCCTCGCGGAAGTTCGGCGGCGGTTAGCCCCATGATCAACAACAAAGTCATTGGATCGTCACTTGGATGCTACCGATTGAACCAGTGAAGGTCCCAGTCGAGGCCAATAGTAGCCGGTCGCCCGCCGCCATCACCGTGGTTGTTAACGTTAATGGTTGGTCGCCAATGGCAAGCGCAGCGGCGTTACAGTCCATCGAACCAGAATGTATTGCCGCACCAGCGCCACCGGCTGCCGGGATAAGTCTGACCGATACTGTTGCTGCGGCTCCGTTCGTGACTGTTACGACCCCAACAACCGAGACTATGGTCCGGGCCGCGTCTGCCCGGTAGACAAATATATTATTGGGATTAATTCCCGCCGTCCAACTTGGAACCAGCACGATCCGTCCGACCGGAGCACCGTTGGTGTAGTAGCCGGCTGCGACGTTAACTGTGCCTGGTCCCATGTCGCCATTAACGCCGCCGGTCGGCGGAACGTTATTTGCGGCGGCGACGAGAAGTCCCTGAGCAACAGTCACACGGAGGGAGTCGGAGGGGGTGCCGCCGGCGGCGCCTAACGCCGTGGTGTAAAACTCTAGTTGCGACCCATTTGCTGTGTTGGTCCAGCCGGCGGGCTCGATGGCCCGACCATATATTGCTGCTGCCTGTACGTAGCCCGCAGCGGTGTAGCCCGCAAAATTTATGAGCCCCAGTGGGCTGTTGAGGATTGGCGGAGCCGGGAGGGCACCTGTTCCGTTCGTCCGCCGAAAAGACAGTTGCGGACCTTGCCCGTTATTGCTGGTGAAAGAGTCGATTTCTATACGGACGTTGGCGTTGTCGACCCCCGCAGCCCTTATTAGTGTGCCCGAGTAGGGTGCTGGCAGGGCAGCAACGGTATTCTGGTCGACCACGACGGAGTTCAGGTTCGTTAGGTCTCGCGTGTAGGCTGCAGCCGTACCGTTGGAGGCCAGCACGCTACCGTTAGGGCCCGCCGCCGGCAACGAAGCGCCGCCCACCGGAGCGCCGTTTTGCATAAGGCGGCCCGCGACGTTTAAGTCTCCGGTTGCCATTGGCGGGGTTGGCGCGGTGGGGTTGCCTGCTATGATTGTGTTGAAATCTGGATTGTTCGTCCAAGCTGCGTTTTGGCGCGAATAGCTAGTGTTGTCTGACGGGGCTTCGGCTATGCCGCCACCTGGCCCTCCGCCGAGAACGGAGGCAGCTATCGACATAGCAGCCCGATCGGCGCTCCACAACATTACGTTGTCGCTCGGCTGAACCGCCCCAGTTACCGGCGCGCCCTGCTGCATCTCTTGCAGCGTGACACTGATCGGATGACCAAATGCCGTCCAAGTCAGCAGCTGGCTTTTCGGATCAGCGGCCATCGCGGCAACTCCTCAGACGTAGGTGGCGGCGCCGGCCGCGACCAGTGCTGCGGCCTCGACCGGCAGCAGAGCCAGCGTCGTGCCGGAAGCGATGGTCTGCGGATAATCGACGTTGTGCTGGGCAGCACCCGTCATCGACGGGCGGCTCGGATAGCCCGGCGGCTGGGCGGTCGTGTACGGCTGGGAAAGATGCACCTTCACCGGAACGGCGCTGGCCAGGACGTACATGTCGACGACGATGGCAGTCGTGCCGCCCGCAGTGCCGACAGTGGCACTGTGGGGCCCGGCGCGGGGATGGCCTAGCGGCTGCACGGCGGCCGGCGTCTCCGGCGGCGTCTCCGGCACCGGCTCTTCGACCGGCGGCGGTGGCGGCGGCGCCGGCTCCGGCTGCGGTGTCGGCCGCGGTTCCTCCGAGGCATGCTGCTGATGCCGGGTATGCGATTGGCTCATTGCTCAATACTCCCCGATTAGGTTGGTAGCGGTCGCCGCCGTTACGTAGGCTGCCCGCACTAGCAGATACGTGCCGGCAGGAATTGCGGTATAGGTTGCGCTAGTGCCGCCCTTGGTGGTCAGCGTGACGTTACCCGCGCCGCCCACCCAGATCCGCTTGGTAATGTACGGCAAGGGATTGGCGCTGGGTGTGATCGTCGCGACCATTTCGGCGGGTCCGCGCAGATCTTCGGCCATCAGAGCGAAGCGGTCGCCGGACATCGGCTAGCTCCGCTTCACGAACCGGCCGCCGCGAGTGCGGTACTGCAGACGGTCGCGGCGCTCGCGTTCGGCCGCCTGGTCGAGCGCCGGTTCGGGCGCGGCTTTGTCGAACACCGACGGCACGACGATCGCGGTCTCGCTGTGCACCGCCTCGTCGGCGACCGCGTCGGGCAGCGCGTAACGGTCGCCGCGCCGCCACGGTTTCATGTCGCGCGTGAACTCGACCATCTTGGTCATCAGAAATGCGCCGTCGGCACCCGGCCCCAACCGCCCATGACCAGCTCCGCCGCCGAACTCAAGGTCGCCGAGGCCGTGGTCGGCGTATAGCCAAACCGGACATAGCGCCGCGCATTGCTCAGCGGCACCTCGAAATTGGCGCAGCCGTTGAACGTGCCGGTGCCGCTCTGGACGATCTGCGGCGTCGCCAATGCCGGGATCAGATTTGTCCAGGTGGTGCCGTCAGCCGAATCGTCGAGCGTCCAGGTCAGCCCCAGCGTCTGGCCGGCGGTCAGCACGACGTTGTAGTGAACCACCCCAAGCGCCGACAGCGGCATCATGCCGGCGGCGAGCGGATTGAGCTGGCGGTCGATCGCAACGCCAACATTCGCCGCCACCGTCGTGCCAAATCCGGTCGCCGGGACGGCGCGGATCAAACCGCCGATGCTGCGGGCGTAATTGATGTCCATTTCGCGTCCTCCTCACTGCACTGCCGGCGCCCAGCGCACGAACTGGATGATCGCCGTCGCCGAATCGTGCCTGATCTGAAAATCGTGCTCGGTGATCGCGCGGATTAGCGTCTGGTCGTTCTGGAACGCTGAGACGGTGGCCCCGGTGCCGTCGACGTAAGTGCCCTCGCGCGATACCGCCAGCTCGAGGGACATGCTATCGAGGATCATCGCCTCGTCCATCTGCGTGAGAAAGATCAGCGAGCAGTCCTGATTGGTGCCGGTCGTATCCCAGAGGTTGACCGGGATCTGCGTCGTCGTCTTGACCGGGTAGCCGCGCAGGTTGCCGGCGTTCAGCTCCTCGCGGAAGACATAGAGACCGAGCGAGTTCTGAATGTCGTAGAGGTAGTTGCGGCTGCGCGGGTGCATCATCCATACCCGGCGGTCGTCATCGACGTTGGCCATGTCGAGCTTGTTGGCGACGCCGCTGAGCTCGGGCACGACGGTCCCGAGGTTGAAGGTCAGGTTCGAGGTGATGAAATTGCCCCCGTTCATGCCGATGGTCGGATCGCCCGTCGGGCCGTTGACCGCGGCGACCGAGTTGGCGCCGGTATTCCAGGCGCCCATCGTGCCGCCGTTCTGCTGCACCCAGCCATTGGCGAAGCTCAAGAACCCGCGCGGCGTATCCTGCGTACCATCGCCAGTCAGAAACGCGCGGTCCTCTCTAAGCGCGATGACCTTGACCAGATCGTCGCGGACAAACGCGTCCACCGCCGGGTCGGCGTAGCGCATCATGTCGTTCGACACCGGCACCATCGCGGTCAGCTTTTTGTAGCTGGCTAGGATCTGCCTGAGCGACTGCTGCGAGGTCGCGATCTGCGCTTGCTCGCGGCCATAGCTGGCGGTCGCCGGGGTGGCCTGGCCGGGTAGGGTCATCGTGCCGCGCGGCATCGGAATGACCCTAGGGTTCGAGCTCCGCACGACGGTGCGCGGGCGCAGTAGCTCGATGATCTCGGCGACATAGTCGGGCGGCACGATAAAGCCGCCGGCGGTGCCTTCGGAGACGATCAGCGCGCGGGTCACCGGGTGCGATTCGCCGTATTTCTCGACCGCCATCTGGCGGGCAAGAAACAGGTTGCCGTTGCCGGCGCCGGCCATGCGCAAGATGCCGCCCATCACCACCGAGCGCGCACTGCCGACAAAATAGCCCTTGTCCTTGGCTAGCGCGCGCGCCGCCTCGTCGCTCTCGTAGGGGCTGGTCTCGAGGCTCGCAGGCACGGTGATACGGGTCTGGCCGTCGACCGGGCGGGCGGTGCGCAAGGCCATTTCCTGCGCCTGGCGGACGCGCGCGATCTGTGCGTCGAGATTGTGGACCAGCTGTTTTTTGTCGCGATAAGTCTGCTGCTCCTCGGCGGTAAGGCTGTCCTTGTTGGCCAGCTCCTCAAATACGGAAAAGGCGGCGGCCCGCTGTTTGACCAGGTCAAGCACGCGCGAGCCGGCCGGAAGCAAGCTACCGTCCATTGTGGGCTCCATCTGTAGGGACGCGGCGTCTCACGACGCGGCAGGAGGCCGTTGCCCAAGCGGCGGTCTAGGGCATCCCGCCTCGCGACGGGATCGGATTTATGCGGCGCGCAGCCGCAGCAATTCGGCCTGGCGGCGGCGGAAATCGACGCTGCGCGAGGCTTCGTCGGCGAGCGCGCGTTGCGGCTTTGTCTCGCCATCGTCGCCATTCCCGCCGTTTTCCTCGCCCGCAGTCTCCTCGCCGGGCTGGTCTTCCGCGTCGTCTGGCTTGGTGTAGCGATCGATCATGTCGCGGGTTTCCTGCGTCGCCGCGCGCACCGCGCGACGGTGCATCGTCATCGCCGCATCCATGTTTTCCATCATCTGGCGCAGGCAACGCTCGGTATCAGCCGACAGCACCTTGCCGGCGCGTTTCTGCATCGCCGCGCGGGTTCGCAGATAGCCGATCCGAAACAGCCGTACTGCCGGGGTCGCGGCAGCCATCGCGATCACCGCGTCATCGTCGTCAAGACCGGCCTCGTCGAGCGCCTCTTCAGGGCCGATCTCGGTGCCGGCGACCAGCTCGCCGGTTTCCTCCTCGGCCATCGCCACCAGCGTTTCGCCGAGATCGCGCAGTACGTCTGCTAGCATCCCCGGCAGCTTGCTGGCGTCACCCTCCAGCGCCGTCTCAATCTCGGCTGACACTTTTGCTTGATAAAGACTCTCGACCAGCCAGGCGAGCTGTCCGACCTCCATCATGCCGCGCAGCTTGCGTCGTACCCGCTTGCGCGCCTGGCGCCGACGCAGCTGGCGTAGGCGACGGGGGACACCGGCACGCTCCTTCTCGGCCGGCTCTGCCTGCTCCTCCTCCTGGCGCTGCTGCGTATCGTCTTCGTCGGCCGCCTCTTCTTGGGCCGAAGGCGGGCCGTCCTTGTCGATTTTGTCCTTCCACGCAGCAATAATCTTCGCCTTGATCTTGTCTACTTGGTCGCTGGTGTATTGCCCTTGGTTTTTCTTCTGATGAATGTAGTTCCAGGCCGCGCGAATGTGGTCCTCGGTGTCGATCGGGTAGCGCTTTTTGCCGTCCTCCTGATAGCCGGGGTCGGCATACTCGACATCGCCATAGGGCTTCTTCGGGTCGGAATCGTCTGCGCGCTGGGTCACGACGGTCTCCCGGTTAGCTGGGATTGACACAAAGCTGAGCTCCAGCAGCTCGGAGCGCATCACGCGCTGCGGCCCCTTGCGCTTGCCGGGCTGGACCGGCTCGGTTTCGGTCGGCTCAAAGCCGATCGACAGCCCTGAGACGATGCCCGATTTGACTAGGCCGCAGATCTCGTCAGCGACGCGGCTGACCCCTTCCGGCGCAAACTCGATCTCGGCGTCGAGCGCGCCTTCGGCGATGGCGATGCGGGTGACGCGCGCCACCGGCGCCTCCGGCTGATGCTGCCACAGCACCACCGGGTTCTTGCGGAACGGGCCGATGTCGATGCCTTCCGACATCACGACGAGTCCGTCGCGGCCGAGATCCTCGGTCGAGGCGCGCACCCGGACCTGGCGCGGCCCGAGCTCGTCAGCGGTAGCGGCAAGGGTACGGCGGATCGTCGTCATCGGGCGGTCTCACGCGGCGGGTGCGATATCGTCAGGGTCGGGCTTCTCGCCTACAGCCGGCTGGTCGCCCGAGGTCGGCACCTTGGGGAATGGCAGCACGCCGGCTGAGGGGCGCCCGGCGGCGTCGGGCGCGGTGCCGGTCATGTCCGAGCCGAGCGCTGCGGTATTGGCCGGTACCAGTAGGTTGTCGGCGCCCTCTTTGGGCGGCAGGTGCTCGGCGCGGCGCGCCTCGTTTGGCGTGATGATTCCGGTCAGGACGCCCAGTCGCGCGGCGTTCATCCGCGTCAGAATGTCGGCGCGCAGGAGTTGCGACTCGTCAAATTTGACATGGATGTCCTCCAGATCGAGATCAAAGGTGCGCTGGATCTTGGCTTCCCAGCGCTCCAGATCCTGGCTGACCGTCGAGTTGACGTAATCCTGATCCTGCTGCGGGATGTTCATGCTGGCGGCGCGGTCGACGACCGCCACCTTGTGTGGCGGCACGCCAAAGACCCGGCAGATCTCCAGCACGCTGAACGCCCGCGCATTCATAAATTCAAGATCGACCGAGGTCAGCACCAACGGCTGCCACTTGACGCCTTCCTCGAGCACCGCGGTGCGGCCGACGTTTTGGATCCCGGCGGTGAACTCGTCCCACGAGGCCTTGAGGCGCTTGGCGGCCGCCTCGTTCAGCTTGCCGTCGGTCTGCAACACTCCCGACGGCCGCGCGCCGTTGCCCATCCAGCGCGAGGCCTGCTGTTCCTGACCCATCGCCAGGCCTATCGTGTCGCGCGCGAGCCCGATCGTCGACACCGCCATCAGCGCGTTGAACGTCAAGCCGCGTAGATGGAGAATGTCCTCTTCCGGTACCGCTACCGGCTGATCGCGCAACATTGCGATCTGCCACAGTCCGATGCGGTTGATGTTGTAGAACAGGCTACCGTCCCACGCCTCGAGCATCATTACCGCGTCGGGATTGACCGGGATTAGTTCCCTTGGCCTACCCCGGCCGTCGCGCAGGATCACCGCGTAGGCGTTGCCGCGCAGCAGATAGGCGACGTTCATCTGCTCGGCGAATTCGAGCCAGTTCTGGACCCGATTGGGTCGCCTGAACAGATCGGCAACCGGGTGGTCGTCGACCCCCTCTTCGCTGCCGTCCGGGTTGATCGTGTAGAGCGAGGGCGGGCAGCGCGCGACGTCGATTGCGCGCCGCCGCACGCAGGCAAAGACGGTCGACACCCCCATCGCCGTCGCCTGGCTGACCAGCAGCCCCGAGGCTGACTGCACCGAGCCCAACGGCGGGATCATGCCGTAGCTCGGCACCCCGACCCCGGCCGAGGTGCGGGTGCGCGGCGCCGCCATGCTCTGGAAGATGCCGCGCATGCACTACCCCGCAGCTCTAGCGATCAACCACGCGCCACCGACCGCCAGCGTCCCGCCGGCGATCCAGCCGGCCGGGCCATAGATCTGCCAGGCGCCATAGGCGACCGCCGCCGCCCCAACGATGCCGACCAGGTCGCACAGCAGCATCGGCAGAGCATTGAGCAGCGCGCCGAGAAATTTCGTCATAACACTAGCAGCCCGCGTTCCTCGTAGACGCTGGTGTGGTCGCCACCGGCCGTAGCGGCTCCGATCGCCATCGTCAGCGCGATCAGCGCGTCGATCCGGTTGACCGCGCGGCGCTTCGAGAACCACCGGTTATCGAACGGGTCGCGCTCGACCGCCGCCGACATCATCGCCGAGATCAGCACCGGGCTGCGCTGCAGCCGGATGCGGCGCTCGAGGATCAGCGACTCCAGAGCGGCGACCGAGCCCGGCATCCACAGCCCCGATTCTTTGGCGCGGCGGACCCCGCCTTGCGGGTGCTCGAGCTGCTCGACGGTCAGCCCCAGCTGGTCGAGCTCGTCGGCGAAGCGGGCGAACGCATAGCGGTCATAGACGAGCTTCTCGACGACGACCTCCGAGGCGAGTTCCACGGTGCGCGCGGCGACGAAATCGAGCCGGATGTTTCGGCCCGGCACCGCATGGAGCCAGCCCTGCTGCGCCCATAAATCGTAGGGCGCCTGATCGCGCAGCGCGCGCCCGGCGATCGTGTCGGCCGGCGTCCAGGCCTCGACCCAGGCGGCGAAAGTCGGCAGCCGGACGAGTTCGCCGTTTTCACGTGGAACCTCGACCGACCCGGTGCGCACCACCGCGGCCAGCGCGGTCAGATCCTGCGCCGAGGAGAGGTCGAGGCCGAGCACCGCGTCCGCCCCCTCATATTCGATCGGATCGAAATCCTCGAGTACCGCCTCGAGCGCGGCGCGCGCCATCCACGCCTGCTCGACGTCGGTCCAGACGCAGAAGTGTAGCCGCAGGACGCCGTTGAGCTTGCCGGGGATCGCCTTGGCCTGCGCCACCGCCCGCTCGAGCTCGTCGACCGGCATCGTGATCGCGAGCAGCGGGTTGGCTTTGACCCAGCACGAGGCGTCCTCGAGGGGATCGTCGCCGGAATCCAAAGCACAAACGTAAGAGAAGGTCTCGTCGTGTATCGGTTCGCCGACAAAGGCGAAGTCGCTGCCCGGCGTCCGCGTCCCGGCGGCCGCCTCGACCGCGTATTGATGCTCCTGCCAGCATGCCGACTGCCGGTCGGTGCCGCTGTTGGTGATCATGATCAGGAGCGGCTGGCGGCGCGACTTGAAGCCGCGCTCGAGCATCTCGATCATCGTGCCGTCGCGCATCTCGTGCACTTCGTCGCAGATGCCGCAACTCGGCAGCGGGCCAGAATAACCCTCCTCCGAGCTGATCGGCCGAAAGAACGAGCCGGTCGAGAGATCGGCCAGGTTCCAGATCGGGTTAGCACCCGAGGGCGTCAGACGCCGCTTTAGCCCGTCCGATTGCTGCCACATCGCGACGGCGGCGCGGAATAGCACCATAGCCTGCGATTTCTGCGATGCCGCAGCGTAAACTTCAGCACGCGGTTCGCCGTCGCAGAGCAAGCAGAAAAGACCGATGCCGGCAGAAATCGGTGACTTTCCGTTGCCCTTTCCTTCCTCGATGTAGACCCGGCGAAAGCGCCGGGTGCCGTTACCGCGCTTCCAGCCGAAGATCGAGCCGATGATGAACTTCTGCGAAGGCTCGAGGACAAACGGCTGCCCTTCGAACTTGCCGCCCGCCAGCCGCAGGATTGTCGGAAAGAAGTCGATCGCGTATTCGGCGGCGACGCGGTCCCAGGTCAGCCCGCGCAGATGACCGCGGTCGAGGTCGGTGAGGTGGCGCCGGCAGGCGTTGCGCACATGCGGTCCGGCGACGACGGCGCCCGCCAGCACGGCGCGCGCATAGCGGCCGACGGCATCGTCAGCCGAGGAACCGCGCCGCCGGGTCGCCATCCTTCGATTTCGGATCAGCCTTCAGAGTGCTGCGTGCCGACGGCGTCATGCCGAACTCGACGGCATAACGCGCCATGTCCGCCATTGCTTTGTTGGCAATGCTGACGAGTGGGTTGTGGATCGCGTTGCCCGCCGCCGTCTTGATCATCAACGCACCGGTCAGCAAGTCACGCTTGGCCATCTCGGTAATCGCCCGCTCGGCCTGCATCCAGCGCCCATAGGCCTGGCAATAGGCGGCGAGCACGGCGCGGTCGATGATCGTCAGCAACCCCAGCCGGTAGAGCTCGCTCGATACCCGACCCCACTCGACCTTCGCGTCGTCGGAAAGCTCGGGCGGCGGCATCGGCAAGTCGCCGCGCAGCGGGATCGGCTCGTTCCAATCGGCCGGATTGGGCGATACTTTCTTTTTGCCAGTCGCCGGTTTTACCAGCTTGAGATAGGTCGGCTTTGGTCGCTTGGTACGCATTAGGGGGCTCTCATTTCTCGTAGAGCCAGCCGGCGAATTCGCCAAAGCGGAAGAATTCGAGCGGCGGTCGCGGTAGGCAATCGAAGAGCCGCGGATCGAGCGGTCGCTGAACCCCGGAGAGTGACAATTCTTTGGCGACGATCTCCGCGGGATCCACTCCGGTTGCGACCTTGCCGGCGAGCGTTAGCCGCCAAAGAATAGTCGCGGGATAACCGGCGGATGCGGCGAGCTTGTCAAAGATAATCAGCGCGCCAGACGGCAAGAGCCGCTCCTCGAGCGCGACCAGAAGACGCTCGCGCCGCGCCGGGGGAACAAACATCAGCGTCAGGAATGCGATTGCGACGTCGAACGGCTCAAAGTCAAAGTCTTCGATCCGCGCGAGCTGAATATTCTCCGGTTGCGGACCGTCATAGAGCGCGGCCATTTCCGCGCTTGCTTCGATCGAGACAAGGCGAGCGCCGCGGACTTCGAGCGGCTCGGCGAGCGCGCGGCCGATATTTCCGGTTGCCGCTCCGAGATCGTAGACAAGCCCGCCATCCGAGAGATAGTGCCGCGCAATATGCGCGACGGCGCCGGTCGCGAGATCGTACCAAGGAAGCTGCTCGCGGACGTGCCGGTCAAAGCCGGCGGCGACGCCGCGATCGTTGAAAGTCCAGACCGCTGGAATGTCACAGCCAATCCGGGAAATTGCCCCTGGCAATTCCACTGCTCGCAGATCAAATTTGCTCACGGCCGCTCCTAGTGCGGTCAACAACAACCCAAAGGGTAACGCTATGTCCTACACTACCAAGTTCGCCGCAAAGCGCGCGGCGGAAAAGGCTATCGCAACCGGCAAAGCACCGGGCGCGACGTATGTTCTTACCGGAACCGGCAAAGAGATCGAGATCGAGTGGCAAGCCGGTGCACCGGCAATCGATCCGGTCGCCGCGGATCTCGAACTTATGCGGACCGAGCTTTTAATCGATCCGATGGTGACGATCGGCAGCGGTGTTATGCAGGACCGCGAGACCGAGCTTCAAGAACCTATCGAGCCGCCACCCAAGCCTCGCGGAAAGAAAGCTACCGCTAAAATCGCCGGCAAGCAGGCGCCGGCAGGCGCCGGCAGGCAAAAGCGCGAGCGCCCGGCAACCGTAGCCAAAAGCGACAAGCGCGCTTCTAGGCCTTCTAGCGCGGCTCCTAGCGAGGCACCGTTCCGCGGAGTCCGCGGGACGATCGTCGAATTGCTCTCGCGGCGCGATGGCGCAACCGAGCGCGAGGTCGCGGAGGCTCTTAGCTGGAAGCGTGCTGGCGCGACGGTTGGTCGGACGATCAAGGCCGCGGTCGCAACCGGAACCTTTATGCTTGAGAAACAACGGATGACGGACGGCCGCGGAACCCGCTATCGGCTCGTTCCGGTCGAGGCCTAGTTCCTATGGACACATTTGCATCGATCGCCTTCATAATTTTGCTAATCGTTCTCGCGGCAATCTTGCTCGTCGGCTTTTTAGGGTTTTACTTCTTGCCGACGATCGTCGCCCGACGTCGATATCACTACAACAAGGAAGCGATCTTTATTCTCAATCTAGTAGCCGGCTGGACCATGCTCGGCTGGGTCAGCGCGCTGGTCTGGGCTTATACCCGGCCGGTACGGTGAGCACCTATCCTATGCGCGCGATCCTTATCGATGTCGCGGCGCTCGATCTCCGCGAGATCGAGCTACCGAAGGGCAAGAGGCTTGAAGCGATGCAAGCCGCGGTCGGCAGAAAGATCGAGCTTGCCGTGCAGCTACCAAACGGTGACGACGTCTTTGTCGACGAAGAGGGTCTATTCAAACAACCGAAGACCGGCTGGTTTACCGTCCGCGGCGCGCACCAGCCCTTTGCCGGCAACGGTCTCGTCGTCGGCCATGATGGTCGCGGCAATACGATCGCGGCGAAGATTTCGCTTGACGAGCTGAGGCGGCTCATAGGCTGGACCGAGCCGCTCCGGATCGGCAACGAGATCGTCTGGCTATAAGCCGGGCCTTTTCTTTGCAGCAGGAATCGCTATAGTCCGAATCGGACTTAGCGTTATAACCTCGGGGCCGCCTTTGGGCGGCCTCTTCTTTTCGGCGGCGGCGCTGCGATCTTGGCGAGGATCTCGTCGCGGACCGTCTCGGCGATCGCGCGCATCATAAGCGGCGGAACCGCGCGGCCGAGCCGCTCCCATTGCTGGGCATAGGTTCCGACGAGAATAAAATCATCCGGAAACGCGCAGATCCGGCGAAGCTCGGCAATCGAGAACTTGCGGCACTCGGTAGGATGCGCGACCGAGGCCGCATGCGCCTTTTTGCCTTCAACGGTAATTGCCGGCGACGGCGCGCCGGGTGCGGCGCGGACGAGATTGAAATAGCGGCTCGATTGCTCGCCGGGAGCGAGCTTTGCCCATTCCTTGCCAACCGCATAGCGCGTCATGTCGGCTTCGGCCTCGATCGTCAATTCGCTCGTCGTATGTCGTCGTCGGCCATGCGTCAAGACGGTCGGCGCCGGTAAGCTCGCGGAGCGCGGGCCGGCTTTGGTCATGAGCCGAACCGGCCGCGAGGCTTGAATAGCCGGCATCGGCTTGTCGAGGCTTTGCGGTGCATGGCCGTCGAAGCCGTTCGGATGCTCGATCGCGACCCACTCGACCTCGAACTGGAACGGCGCCAGGCCGAGCGTATCGCCGCCGCATATCGTCGGCGCCGGTTTCGAGAGATCGTATTCCTGGCCCTTGGAATCGAATGGCTCCGGTAGCGCGTCGCGGACGCTATAGCGGTACGCGAGCGGCTTCGGGAAAGCCGGTAGCAGATTGAGATCGTCGCGGACGCCGACAAAGATCAGCCTAGTCCGTGACTGCGGAACACCGAGCCATTGCGCATCGAGAACGCGCGCGGCGACGCAATAGCCGGCCGCTTTGAGTTCGGCGAGTATCTCGAGGAAGTAGCCTTTGGCCGCACCCTTGACGAGACCGGCGACGTTCTCGGCAACGAATACCTTTGGTGCCAAGCCCCTAAGTATCCGGATATATTCGAAAAAGAGGTCATCGGTCCGTTGCTTCGTTTCGGAGTAGGCTTTGACTTTGCCCCAATCTCTCGCGACTTTGCCGGCGGTCGAGAACGAGGCGCAAGGCGGCGAGCCGTCGAGAAGATCAAGCTCACCCTTCTTGAGCCCGGTTGCGCGTAGGATCGCCGCCGGAGTGACCTGGCGAATGTCGCGCGGATCTATCGTCGTCTCGGGGAAATTGGCGCGGTAGCTCGCCGCCGCGGACTTTATGAACTCGTTCGCCCAAACGATCTTGAAGCCGGCCATGCGATAGCCGAGCGAGGACCCGCCGCAGCCGCTAAACGTCGAGATCGCTCGATAACCGTTAAGCGGGATCGCCGCGATTTGCTCCATTGCCGGAACGCGGTATGGTGGCGTCTCCGTTCGCAATCGTCTTGCGCTCAGTATGCGCGGCACCCGACCAGCGGAAGTGACATTTCGGACATTCGTGCTCGACCTCAATATTCTCGTCATATTCCGAGAAGCTCTCCGGTGGTTGCGGACCGGCGATAAGATCGTCGATCGTCGCGCTCTCAAAGCCGGTTAGGTCGAGTAGCGCGTCAAAATCGCGGAGATCGGCGAATTCGAGACCGAGAAGCTCTTCGTCCCAGGTCGAGAGTTCCGTTAGTCGATTGTCGGTAATCCGGTAAGCTCGCTTTTTCGCCTCGCTCCAGCCGCGCGCTACCATGACCGGCGCCTCGGTCCAGCCGAGAAGCGGCGCGGCGAGCACTCGACCGTGACCGGCGATCAAGACGTCGTCTTCGTCGACAAGGAGCGGCATTGTCCAACCCCACTCCTTCATTGAAGCAGCGATCTGCGAGATTTGTCTCTCGGTGTGGATGCGAGCGTTACGCGCATACGGTATTAACTTCGCGAGCAGCCGGCGCTCGATATGATCGGCGGGCCAAGCTATGGCGGTTTCTGCGCGGAGCGATTTTTGCTTCATCAGCGCCCCCGGCTGAGGATTCATCGTTGCGTGCGCAAAGG